CGTTTTTAACTCTGTGCCCTTCCCAGAGGATCGGGAACACATGATGACTATTTTTCAGGCGCTCTGCTGTCGTGGTGCAAAATTGTTCCTCTTAACACTCAAAGACACTCAACTTAAATCAAGCCTTTTCAGTAACCGCCCTGATAAGGTCAGTAGGGAAAGTAGGCTTGTTATGCTTGACTCCGAGCCGGGAACCTTTGTCAGATCTATCCTGACTAGACCCAAGGTGCAAAAATACCACAGCCGCAAAGAGCTGATCGCTCAAGGCAATCGCTATTTCCATCGCACAACCTATAACTCAGCCAGTGGCGGTAGCCACGGAATTGAGTGTGAAGGCAGCCGTGAGATCGACCCAGAAAGATTAGTTCGAGCATTGTTGTTTGAGTTTGACTTGCCATACCCAAACAACAAAAGAATGGGCTTGCAAGACAAAGCCGTTGCAGCCTTCAGCGCCTATACTGACATCGATTTAGTCTCAGTCCAAAAACACCTTAAGCAGAATGTCTAAGTTGACTCCTAAAGAAGTAGCCACCCGTGAAAACTTTGTTTTGTCGCGGGTGAGAGCAGGACTCTCGCGCAAACAAATCGCGCTGCAAATCAGTGAACAGTTTGGAGTGGGTAGCACAGCAGCCGACGACGTTTATAACACTGTCATCGACGGACTAGCAGAGCGATCGCCTAACGACCTCCGGCGAAACAGAGCAATCATTCTAGAAATGCTGCACTCTCAAGTCAGCTCATATCAAGCTGACCTGGTGGCCGTTCAGACCCAAATCAAAATCAGCCTAGATATACAAGAGCAGCGAGCTTTAATCGCAGAGCAGCTATCTATTGCGACCTTAAGTAAAGACCGCAAAGCCGCCCTCAGAGCCGAGCTAAAAAGTTTACATTCCGTTAGGCCAAACGTCATAACTGGCATGGTTGAAACCAAGGCCAGAGTGAGAACTCAGTTAGTAAGAGCGGTCGCCGAAATTGCTCGTGTTCATGGCCTATATAACGAGATGCCTCTACTCCAGGCTATCAGCGTTCTAGCTTCCACCGAGCTTCTGCCGCCGATCGTTGCCAGTCAAATGCTAGAAGCGATCGAGGGTATTTCCGACTCGATCGAAAGAGCCGTCCAGTCAGAATCAAAACCACTGAACGTACTCGAAGAAGACCTCAACTAGCGTTAATCAACTTCTGAGCGATTAATAAATTTAGCTCGCGGAGTTTGCTTTCAGGCAGTGTACTAACCGCCTGTTTCGCTATATCAAAATCTCTCCCAGGCCAAGATTCTTCTTCGACAGTGCCCTCAAGCATTTGCCACAACTCTGATGTAGTTTTGAGGCCAAGGAACAAAGCGATGGCGGGATGGCGCTCGGTATCAGGCATGGTTTTACCAGATTCCCATGCCTGATAAGCCCCCCTGGTTACGCCTAGTCTTTCGGCAGCAATGGGCTGACTAATACGCAAGCTTTTCCGTTGAGCAGCTAACAGCCTTCCCAGCGCCTCTCGTTTTTCGCGCAATGATTTTTCGAGCATAGTCTGAAGAATGACTCAAGGACATACCACTATACTACTCGCCGTATAAAGCGGGTGTCAACAAAGTGTGACCAACAGCATTGACAAAGTACATGCAACTGTAGTACCAAATCAACTTGTTGACAAAGTAGACTGTACGATTTATCTTTAAATCGTACAGTCTACTTCGGTATTATGAAAGAAGGCACAACCAAGCTGACGATAACTATTAATGCAAAATTCAAGGAAGACCTCAAAATCTTAGGGATTCGCAAGAGCCTCTCAATGGGAGAGCTGATCAGCGAAGCTTGCAAAAGTAAGTGGTTCTCTGATACAGGCGACTGTACCGATGCAACAGATCTCAGTTAAGTCCATGTATTAATCTCCAGCACACTACAACCATGCCACTAACAAAGAAAGTATTCTCAAATAGCAAGACAGTAACCTCAAAAACCAGCACTCTCGCACTAGAGATTGTGCAGATACCAGTAGCAAAGCTTCATCCCCATCCTCTCAATCCCCGTCCTTGGTCGGACACGTATCAGTGCCATGTCCACGCTGATAAGGTGGAAGAACTGATTCACAGCATTGGCAGCGGTGATTACGACTGGCATGAGCCGATCCACGTAAGGCAATTTGGAGGAGACTCGTATCAAATCCTTGCGGGTCATCACCGCTACTGCGCGATGGTTGCTTTGAATAAAAAAGAGGTTCCTTGTCTAATCCTTGAAAACATTGATGACGCAGAAGCGGCAATCAGACTAGTAGCTCGCCAGGGCAAAGGGGTGGAGCCTTGGGACTTAGCTCACCACGCTTACAGTCTCTGCGTCACCGAGCAAATCTGCTCGCAGGTTGATTACGGAGCGAAGACGGGTTATGGAGCGGCGCTTATCAGCAAATGGATTCGAGCCGAAGAAATGCGCCAAGCCACGGGCGTTAAGAATCTATCGATTACTAGTTGCGCGATGATATCTCGTGCCCCACAGAATCATTGGCAAAGCCTAGCCGATCGAGCAGTAGCCGAGAACCTTAGCACCAGAGACTTAGATAGCTTGGTGGCAGTCGCTCAAGGAAAGGCTCCAGCCAGCACTCACACCCCATCTATTCAGACCGTATCTGAGCCTGACTCACCAGAGCCATCGAAGACGGTAGAGATGGAGCAAACTATTACGGTACACAAAGCGATTCCGGCTCCACCTCCGATCGGTTTGTTCCAGCCAGTTGGCCACCAAACTAATCTCAAGAGATGGGACAACCCGGTTGGTGGAAGCTTTGATTTGGTTATCGCCGATCGGTCCACACTCAGAGAAGAACCAGACGAGGCTTTTCGAGTGGTGGGGGAATTACTAAATCCCTTGACTGGACGACTCGTTGTGGTCTGCGAGCCGCGCCATACTTTTACAACCCTGAAGGCAGCCGAGTACGGCAAGCTGCATTTAGAGCAGAAGCTGGTCTGGGTGCGTGGCGATGGTGAACATGATGAAATCGAGGCGGGGCGCTGGCCAAACAACTATCGAGACATCTTGGTTCTAAATATCCAAGAACCAGCGCATTTCAATGGCAAAGAAGCTGCGAGGCATTTCAGTATATCTGCCAGCGATATTTTAAAGCTAGCTGCCAGTCCTAATGGGGGCATTAGCCAAACCCTTGCTGAGTTACTGCTTCGCACCTACGCTCCAGACAATGCCCAAGTCTTGCTACCAGCAGCGTTCGAGGCACACGCCATAATTGCAGCCCAGCGACTGAATCATCATGTCACTTGGCTGGAGGCATCTCCACCGCTGTTTGAGTCGATCGAGAGGGCATTGCCATCATGGTAGCTACCGAACTACAAAGTGTTAGTCGAATCAACGTAATAGCGCTCAGCCTATTGCGGTATTTGACACTAAAGAACGAGCCGGTATCAGCCGCTCAGCTCCATTTAGAATGGTCATTCTGTAATGTCTCTGAACAGTGGGACATGAACGATGGCAGCATCCGCCAATTGCTTACCACGATGACCAGTAATGGACTGCTCGAAGTGACCACTAGAGAAAAGGAAAAGCTTTATCAAGTAGCCGCTGGAGGCTATCGACTGATGAACGATTTCCTAGAGATCGATGCCAATATTCTCGCCAAGAAATGGAAGATTAAACCATGATCACTAAAGCTCCCTTTAAGCCCAAGCCTTGGAAGATGATTACGAGCAGCTACACTGCTGTCGCTGGCGATCGACTAATTCTAGAGCCGCAGTCTTCCACTACTGTGATTACTACTGACTCAAGCCCAAGCATGGGCGACGAAATCACGGTGATAAGAATTGGCGCGATTATGACAATCCAATTCGATTTACAGGGTAAGAAACTAAACGGTGTAGTTCCCTCGAACGTGAGCTACACCGTTGGCAAAGTAGACACTCTTTTGTACACAGGCAGCACTATTGGGTGGGTATCTTTAAATGGATTCATCGTCTAAGGTGCGAGAACTGGAACTAACAGTGCAGCGGCTATGGCAACGAGTCGATGCGCTGGAAGCTCATGCCAAGCCATCGGCTAAAGGAGAATGGCTGACCCCGGCCAAGGCTGCCGAAGCTAGCGGCGGGCGATATAGCGAATATCTGATACGCGCTCGTATCGACAGAGCCATTGAATCACCTGTTAGCACTCGGTTAATTGCCGGAAAGCATTACAGCAAAACTCGAATCGGTGAATCTCGTTGGCAGTACAAGGTTTACTGGCCAGCGTTTGACGACTTATTGCAACAAGAAAGTACTTTGGAGAACTGATTGAAACGGCAACCAACAGATCAAGAAACGGCGGCGCTACTTGAAATGCACGAAAACGGCAAATCCATGAATGCCATGCGCCTCTCTTTTAACTGCTCAAAAGAGACTCTAGTGCAGTGGTTCGAGCTACTGGGACTAGAGCCGATCGGCACTACTAAAAAGCTGCGTACCACTGATTTGGCGACAAACGAAGAAGCAGTTTTTCGCAAGTATTACGCCACCATGCCCACAGTGAGAGAAGTCACCAATAGATACGATATTAGTAGGAGAACGCTGAATCGATGGCTAGAAAAACTTCACCTTGAGAAGCACTGCTCTCAGGCTAGGAGCCAGGAAACCACAGTGAGTCATCAAAGCGATTTGGTCAAAGACGAGAAGTATGTTTACGTTGAGTCGATCGCCCAACGATTCCACCGACAGGGGCTAGTGAAGCTCAATCCATACAGATGATTCGCCCAGGCAACAAAGTTGAAACTTTTCACCCACTCAGCGGTCAACGCTTTGTGGGTTTCGTTGACCTAATCAAAGACTGTACTCCGACGACCAGCGGCGTTCGTGACGCAGAGCCTGTGTTCAAAGCGTTAGTGAGATTGGTAGACAAAGAGGGTGAGTCAATAGCGACCGAACTAATCTCCGTTGAGCTGCTGGAATTAATCGATTAACAAAAACTACGCGCGTAGATTTCTTATGAGGTATCCAAATCTGCATACTTGGCAAAAACGGCCAATCGGCAATATTTGTGTGTGCTGTGGCCGATCGGTCCAAATCACGCCAGAGATGAAAAATGTCTATTTGCTCACGATCGGGAGTGCAGTCTCATGGTCACACCGAAGCTGCTGGGACGAAGGGCGACCCCCAAGTCACTCGGTCTGATCCAGTGCCTGAGCTTGGCTATTTCGCAACTGGCGAAAGTGTTCTTTGGTCAGAAAGCGATTGTAGGTAGAGGTATGAACCTCTACAGAATGCCCCATAAACTTAGCGGCTAGGCGCACGTCTAACCCAGCAACAATCGTGTGCCAAGCGTAAAGATGGCGCAGGTCGTAGAGATTAAAAGGCAGACCCAGGCGAGTCAGTTTGGTACGGAAGCTGGCAGTCTGAGTTTTGACCGAAGCGCCACGAGACTTGAAGATTACCGGTTCCCGAGTCCCCAGATTAAAGGTGTCAAACAACTCGATCGGGTAGGGGTAGGTAACGCGCCACTCACCGAGCTTTGAGCTGTAGACCGACAATTCCTTCTCGGTTCTGAGGTTAGCAAAATCGCAGAATTGAGCGCCTTCGCCTGGGCGCAAACCAAAAGCGGCTCTGATGGCGTACTCGAACTGCACCGATTCTGGCAACCTCTGATGCCACTCAACCACGGTGGCAAGATCAGGCAAGTCTCGTTGAAGCACTTCGCCGCTGCGGTAATTGCTTTTAAGAGCCAGCAGAGGTTTATGGTCAAGCTCAGCAAGCATGGCCAATTTGGAGTACGCCATAACCGATCGAGTACGAGACTTGGTGCCAGCCTGGGTATTGAGAATGTGCTTCTTAAGGAGTTCGATCGACAGCGGTGCCGATTCAGGCAGTAATCGATAGGGGTAGCCGTAGTCGGCCATCCAGTTAATCAAGGTGTCTGGGGTTTCCTCTCGCTTGTCAAAATACTCTGCTCTGGCTAATGCGGCGAATTCACCAACGGTACAAGGCTGAAAAGTTCGGACAGCTTCCTCGATCGGAGTCGGCAGATAGTCAGCCCAATCAAACCTGTCTAGAGCTAAATCAGTGGTGATGGCGATCGACTTCTCCAGGGCTGCTCGCAAACCTCTGACCGTCGCCTTCATTTTGAGAGGCAACTCTCGGCTCTTAGCCTTGGTTTCGCCGGGTTTGGGTGGAAAAGTTGCCCTCAAATATAGAGAGCCGGTCACGCGCCGAATTGTGCCCTGCCCATAACCCGCTCTTAGCTTTTTGTTGATCTTCTGAATCTCTTTGTCCACAAGGGAATAATCCATTTTGCCTCTACCAAAAACACTACCAACGCCTTTTAAGTAATTTAAGTTATTTAGGCGCAAATTGTTAAAAACAAGAAAAAGAAGCACCAGACCAAAAGCCCCACCGGGTAAGGGGTGGGGCTTTAAATGGTGATATATGGTGGATGCCAAGAAGGGGACTTGAACCCCTGACACGAGGATTTTCAGTCCTCGCTTCGTTTGACCCTGATTACTGATGCACACTGACTTCAGTCGATGAAGGTATCGCCTCTACCAAAATCTTACCATCACCATCAAATAATGCCAAATGCTTTCACAGCAAGGGTTTTGACGATTAAGGCGATGAGCTCACATTTTGAACTCATCGCCTTTGGTAAAGAATTGTAACAGTGGTTTAACTAGCCAGAGCTGCAACAGGCTCAGACTTCGCTGACTTAGCGGCTTCGACCTTTTTCTTCTCGGCTGGCGGCTCGGTTGGTTCTGGTTCAGGAATGCCCCCAGCCGATTGATACCTAGCCTGAAAGTGTTGATCGTCGATCAGCATGTAGCCGCGATCGGCTTGAACGACCCACTGGCCAGTAGCGACAGGAAATTCACCATACTCGGTTCGGAGGCTGAAGCCGTTTTCGGGATTCTCTAAGTCAGTTGGAAAGATCGCCCCTACCTGCCGGATGTCGGCCTCGCTATTTTCACGCGCCCAGTCTGGCCAATGTTTGGAGCTGGTCTGCGCTTCTGCGGTCATCTGAAATGCTTCGACGTATTCGGGGATGGTTTGGTATTTAGCCATGATTTGATGCCGTCTTTTGATAAAATCTGCAAGTTCAGATTAGAACCAAATGGGCTATTGTGCGCGGTGAATTAACTACTATTCGAGAGAATTTATATGGCGATCGCGGGCGTTATTAATGGCGCAAATCTAGTATTAACAATCGGCGGGTTCGATTCGATAGAAGAGGTCACGTATCCTGCGAGCTTGGTTTCGACCAAACTCCTGACTACGCCGTCAACCGGTTTCTCCACGCTCAGCCTGATTTTCGGAGGGCAACCAATCTTATACCTGCCGAGCAACAATACCGGGCAGGGCTGGGGAAATACATTGTTTGGGCTGACCGACCCACTGCTGGCCAAAGTACAAGCCCAAACTCAATTAGGAGCATCATCAAGTAGCGGGAGTGCAGGAACAATGCCTAAGACTGGTGACACGAAACACAGCTATTACACGACATCCCATGATGGCTGGGTGCCCTTGGCAGGGCAGTTGAAAAGTAGCTTAACTGCCACTCAACAGGCCGCCGCTACGTCACTTGGGTTTGGAGCTAACTTGCCTAACGCTGCCGACCTCGCAATAGTTGGAACTAGCGGAACCAAAACAAATGGGTCGATCGGGGGTTCAGCCCAAGCCACCATCGGTCAGACCCATCTCCCTTCTGTGAATCTTTCTGGCGGGAGTCACAGTCACTCCGCCTCTGACTCCGGGCATAGCCACGCTACCTGGGCTGGTAGCGGTGGACAGCAACTCGCCGATGTTAACGGTACGGGTTCAGCGGGAGGATTCGCAGCGAGCTTAGTTAGTAGCAGCTCGCCCAAAATGAGTACCGGAGGAGCTGGCGCTGCAATTACCGTAGCTTCTAGTGGCGCTTTGACAATCCCTCTGGGCGGTGGTGGTACAGCCTTGCCGATTCAAAACCCCTATATTGCACTGAACACCTTTATATACTTGGGTGCTTAATCAACGCGACGAAATCCTGCAAAAAATAAACACTTGAGGAAAATATGACTAATTGTTGGCTTGAAATCGACACGGGCGCTGGTGACTTTGCCAAAATCGAGGGCGGAAATTTTGGGTCTATCTCCACTGGTCAGCAGTTGTTGCTGACCTTGCTGGGAAGCCCGACGCTCCTGCAAGACTTGAATGGGCAAACAGCCGATCGAGCCAGCAGCAGCGCAAGAAGCACAATGGACTCACTGAGAAGTTCGATTAACTCCATTGCCACGCCTAAGCAAGCCACCGAATTTGAGCCCTTAATGAAATTCTTGGACTCTATTCATGATGTTGGCCTTCGGAACCCGAGCTGCATCTTCAGGTGTGTTACCGGAACTCCGGTTTAGAATTTATCACCTTGCAAATTCCGAAGTGCTAAATTCTGTGACCCTTTAGGTTTAAACTACTATGCAAATATCTCCACCTGCAAAACCACTCTCTGATGCTCTAGACAATCATTTGATTCAGGAGTGGGTGAAAGCCATCCCTGAGCTAAAGACCGCATTCATTGACGGCACCATCTTAGGTATCGCGTTTGGTTCTCGCCCAGTTGTTTTCGTTGCCCCCAAGATATCGAATTCTCTGCTCGCACAGTTGGGGGCGATCACCAGGGTCGAAGTCAGCAATGGCTAGCTACCAACTCCCCGCTGAAGCGATGGAAGAATTGATCCGCAACGTCCAGCTTTTGTGTGGGGTTGATCGGCTGTCAGCTCGATCAATTATCGTCTCTGGGTTGACTGGTACCCCTTGCGAGATGAATGCCCTACAAGAGGAACCGGCAAAGGCATTCATCGAAACGTTCAGAGAGTTGGTGAGAGATGGCAACTTTGAAATCGAAATCTAGAGTGGAGAGTGACAATGGCTAAATACCGGCTTGCAGAAGGAGCCAAAGAAGAATTGATCCGCAACGTCCAGCTTTTGTGCGGAGTTGATCGGCTGTCGGCCAGCTCGATCGTTGCCTCTGGGTTGGATGGTTCCCCCTGCGAGGCATACATCGAGGCGCTCAGGAGGTTGGTGAAAGCAGGTGACTTTGATATCGAGATTTAAGCCAAATTGCTTAGGCGCAAAAAGACCCGCTGATTTTTATATAATCGCGGGTTTTACGGTATTCAAACGGCGGAAACTCGTTAAAAGGTTTTCGCCGTTTTTGGCTTCAGAGGCTAAGCAATTTGGCGTAAGGACTAGCCGTAAATCACCTTAAGTTCAAGGGCTCTCCAGATCGCCACTATCCCGACTTGCTCGCTGACCGCATAAGCATCCCATTCCCCATCAGCCACATACTTCCCCTGGTAATAGTTGGTGGTGCCAGACCACAAATAGGGCGACAAGGTTTCGGGGTGGTGGTCAAGATACCCAGTCCCGTTATACCGTTCGCACATCCCCAGGCAAACCGCTCGATCGTTCCAGTCGATATCAGTATTCACCCACCCCATTTGTTCGAGAGCGGCGATCGCCCCTTCCTGCCAAGTGAACGGTGGTTCACCATGCTTCGGCAGACCGGCAGGTTCCTGAACGGTCCGATCGGTCAGCGGGTCGCCATTGGCAAGATGGGTCGAGAAGTCACCGCTCGACTCCATCTGATGAATGCCACCAATCACCCACCAAGGAACACCGGTTCGTTGCTCGATCGACTCGTATTCTGCCTTGCCTTCGATAATGTTCTGCGCGGCCATAGCTGCGGCTGGTGCCCACTGGGGGCGGATTCGGGCTTGGATATCGAGGCGGCGGTATTCAATTAGGTTCATCTAGTTCTGCCTCTTTGATTTCGACTTGTACTTTTGCTCCAGTGAAAACTGAGTAGCCAGCAGTAACGCCGCCAAAGCCATCGTCTGTCGCTTGGGGCTGCATCTCCCAGTTGATCTTCACGACTCTATAGCCATTGCGTTCAATGTCTTCGGTTAGCATTTTAGCGACCTGCTCTCTGGTGAGCGAGATGACTTGTTCGATAGTTATGGTGCGCTTCTCGACTTCTTGAATCATTGGGCTGTACTTGCCCGCATTCTGTTGGCCTAATTCCATAGCTATTCTCCAAATCTCCTGTCTTCAATCCAGCGGTCTTCGGAGACTTGAATCGGTGGCCTTCTGAGTCGTCGGTAGTGATATTCGGCTGGAGCCATCCAAGATTCTGCCGTGTTCGCAGGCTTATCTAGGCCGGGAGTCTCTTCCCTTGAAGCCGGGATGGTCATGGTTGGAAGCGCTGGGTTGCCCACCAAGCCGCCAGGGATAAACGATCGCAAGACTCTGTCTCTCAGCGATTGATAAATGGAGGAGGCGATCGCCTCCTCCATCTTTTTGCGGTCAAAGTTGACAGGCTGAATATCAACCTTGATCGTGACTTCGGGAGCTTCGTCGGCGGCTGATCGGCCACTCAGGAGGGCGACTAGCCTGAATGGAATATTGACGATTTGGTAGGCAGTTGTTAGTAGCCAGAGCATGGGGGTTAGGTTGTTCATAGTTATTGGGGTGCATTGGTGCTGAGGTTAGCTTGAATTCAAAGTAGCATCTTGGGGGTGGCGCGGTTGGCAGGCCGATCAGCTCACTTCGCCAATTGATTGAGTGTGGGACTCTCTCGATTAGGCGCTTATCAAGAAGCCCTTGCAGGACTCTCCCGAAAGCTGAGCTGCACTCTTCCGGGATGCCGACGTACTGAAACAAGTCTTTGTAGGTGAAAGACCCCACGCCGCGAATTGTGCCGAGGAAAAGGATGGCATACAAGATGCCTTTTTCTTGGGCATCAATGTCAAGGTAGGCAATATCAATGTAGCGGTCGAAATATTGTTGATTCACGATGCCTCCATCTGCTGTCGATACTTCCGAAAGCTATCAAACACCCGCTTTCGCATTTCGGGGTCAAGGCCGACATCTTCAAAAGCGCTGACCATGAAGTTGTCAGTTCTGGCGGTTTCCGCTGCCTCCAAATACGCCTGAGCGTGATGGCGAGCTTCCGCCAGATCGAGGGATAGCTGATCGCCGTACCAAAAGATTTCGACCAACGGCCTTTGGGTCTTCATGCCGTAGATAGGGTTTATACCAGGCGTTGTTGTTGGCCGCGCTGCGCGGATCAATTTCAGCAGCGCAGCGGTTGGTGATTTGGTCGCAGTTCTCAGCTCTTCCATTATCCGCGCTTCGCACTCGGATATCGCTGCCGTATTGAGCAAGGCTATCCCCCGATCGACTGCATCACCAGGGGTAACAGCTCCTTCGAGTTCTCCCCACTGCCAGAAAACAAGCGTGTTGCCGGTGGGGTTATGTCCGGTTGTAATATTCAAAGATCGTTCAGTTGTCATGGCTAATATAATTTATTCAATTTCGGTCATCGCAGAATAGGCGACCATTGTTCGCACCACATCGCCGCTAGCCATTGCTTGTTCGGCCTGTGCCAAAGCAGCTTCGATAGTCATTGCGCCAAATACACCCTCGGGGATACTTTGATACTCCTTGAGCAAGCGTCGGAGTCGGGCTTGCTGCCTTGGGTAGTCGGTGCCGATCGATAGGTTTTCCATGATTTTCTACTCTTGATTTTAGGCTTGAGTGGCGATCGCTGTTTTTCGAGGACAGGCGATCGCCCGAAGGCGGAGGGTTAATCTTTGCGAGATTTAAGGTCTTTGATTGCTGCTTGCAAAAGACTCTTTGCAAGGGCTGCTCGGGAAAGGCCGTAGGCTACGGCAAGCCCGTCTAAGTCAGTAGCGGCCTCGGCGGAGATACTTACCGAGAAGCGAGTATCTTGCTTCTCAGTACTTTTTAATTCGGAATACAAGTCATCCATTGCGCTCATTTTTTCGGCTCCTTTTAATTGATTTTGAGCGAAGGGCTTTAAATTTAAAACCCTTCGATTTAGCTTTATTGAAAATCGAGAATAACAGTCAATCGCTTTACATTATTTGAATTGCGAATTGGATTTCGATGCTTCATTTTAAAAAGCAGCATATTTAAATCTTTAGTAACGACTGAAAACTGATTTGGTTTGCGACCATTATAAAGAAGAACTTTTCCATCGATCTGATCGATGGAAAGCTTTAGCTGCAAAGTGGGGTCAATACGATTCCATTCGCGGTGGATTGCTTCGATGAGATTATTCATTTTGTCAAGGTACGGGTGGATAAAAAAGGGCTTGGATGAAAGGCTTTATCTCTTTCCCTTATATAACTATTATATCACGCAAATTATGTATTTGTCGGTGATTTATATCACACACGCAAAGTTTTTAAGTGTCTTTAGTTAATAAAGATCAGGAGCGGTTTTGATAATCGGCGTTTCCCCGGCCTTGTATCCGTCAGCCAAGCCCTCGATTAGTAGCTGTTTGCTGACAAGATATGATGGCAATATTCCGTTATTTGCGGCAATAATTCTATCTGCTGACTCTTCTGCTCGTTGTCGTATCTCTTCGCTTGTGATTGAGGCGAAATATCGCGTCCCAGGCGGAGGCGCAAAGTCCGGGAGCCTTCGATCCTTGTGCCAATCGACATGGCTAATCATAGTCTTGCCGTCTTTGGCGAGGACGCAGAAAGGCGTTACACCATCGCGGCTGTTCCAAATCTTTTCGCTTACAAGTCCGTCCTCTGACCTGTAGTTCATGAGGCAAAAAGCCTCTCTATGCCGATAAACAGTTTTCACGTTTAATCCCTGTTGGTTGTTGTATTTGATGGTCGAAAGATTCGGCGATTCGTTGCATCGCCAATGGTGGCACCCCGTTCCCCAGCACCCGCCAGCACTCATGCCACTGGGCATTCTCGGGAAACTGATAGCTATCGGGGACGCTCATCAGCCTTGCTACTGCCCTGATGTTGAGGCTCCGACAAATGCCGTCTTGGGTGATGACATCAATGACCTTCGTGCGATTACCAGAGTCATTGTCGCCACCCTTACTGGCCAGTATCGTCCACGAAGGCTGATGGGCTTCCCTAATAGCCGCGAACTTGCCAGGGTAAACCCCGACGCGCTGAATCAATATCGGGAAAGCTGGCTCTGCTCGCCTGATAGCCTTCATCTGTTTTTCTGTCACCCTGCTTACATCGAAGTCGTCAAGAATGTCGTGGAGAACACTCTCCCAGCCCTCGAAAGACATCTGCAAGAGATTAGACTGCTCTCGGTGAGTATATGAGAGATAGAGCGGCGATATCGGCTCGAAGGCCGCTCTCAAGATTAGGCGCTTTCGATTCTGGGGTACTCCAAATTGGGCGAAATCTGGAGTGTTGATCGTGTGATACGGGTAGATGCCTTCAACGGCTTTCACCAATAGCTTGAAGGAGTCAGAGCCTTTGTAGCCGGGAACGTTCTCGATCGACAGCCGCGCCGGTTGATGCCACCTGATGAACTCAGTAGACCTCTCCGCGAGCGCCGTGTCTTCAACCTTCTCGCCCTTTTTGGGGTTGGCCAAGGAGAAGCGCTGACAGGGATTTGACAGATGCAAGTAATCGGGAGTGGGGTAGTCGCCCGGTTGAGCGGCCAGTAAATCTTTGAGCGGGTTGTGACCAAAGTTTAGTTGGTAGATTTCTGCTGCTGGTTGGTGATACTCGATACCCCAGACGGGACGGTAGCCAGCGGCGGCGAGGCCAAGGTCGGCGAGGCCACCGCCACTGAATAATGTTGCTGAGATCATGGGTCGGAGAGGATGTCTAAGTGGTCGATTGAAATTGTCTTAGTAGTGATTTCGGTGATTTGGAATTTACTGAAGCCAGCAGACCGTAGGAGCGCGATCGCCGCTCGCAGCTCCGATGATTTGATGTAGTCGCCATCGTAATACCAGCCGCAATACCAACCGGCTTGAAGCCGAAGCTCTTCTGGCATGTCTCGCCAATAAGAAAGTCTGTAAATTATGTCCAAGGTTAGATTACTCGCTCCAAAGTTTCGTAGTTAACAATAGCTATTTCCAGCCCCCTTTCTTGCGAGATATGGTCACGCAATTGACTAACGGTGCCCTCAAATATCCACTGGCGAACATTTTGTTCGGTATGTGGCTCAAGGGTTTTAAAGATAATCGCACTGTCGCAAGGAGCTTCGGTTAATTCGCTGCTGGCATAGCCGCCGCTACCACGCCGATCGGTCAACAGAATTAGGTATTTCAATTCACCGCCTCTTTTAAGTCAAGCTTCACCGGCTCAATGAATTCCACCCGCTGAAGCTTGCAATCACGAAGGAAAGAAGCAACATCTGAAGCGTAGATATAGCAAGTGCCTCGCGTAAGTATCTGATAAATGCCCGTCTCCGAGCAGTACGAAGTCTTGGCTATATCTAATTGGCCGCTCTCGCCAAATTCGACAAGACAGATAACTGATTGCTTAACCATGATTTCGACTAGGCGATCGTAATCAGAGGAAGTATTGTAGCCAGTAATTTTATTGATGGTCATTGTTTAGAGTTATTGGTGTTGGTAGTATTCGTAGCTCTGGCTCTAGCTGCTCCCGAAACAGATGAGCAGTATGTCTTTGTAACCAATTACGGAGACATCTGGTGCCGTAATCGATTACGGCACCAGAGCAGAAGTTAGCCAGGGAGCGCCAGCATCTCTTTACCGGCTGGCAGCTCTGCCGGTGCCTGGACAGACTTCAGCCCAGAGATTAAGGGCTGCTCGGCTGCCATGACATCGGTGAACCAGTCGGCATTCTCGTTGCGCCCAAGGAAGTAATTCACCCAGTCATCGGCAGTGGCTCGGGCATGGTCTACAACCTTCGCCGCCATCACGTTAGCCTTGGTGGTTTCTACCTTCTCTTTTGCCAAATCGGGCACGAAAACACAGAGCGATCGATAGGTGGCATTTCTGCGAGCAAATGGTTTGTTCAGCGATCGGCAGTGCAGTCTAGTGATTTCGTCGCAGTTCTGGTTCCAGTGATTCGCAAAGGTTGAACGAGTGGCACCCTTGGCGCGGAACTCGAAAGGCATTTCAGCTAGTGGGCGGTTCTGCTCATCAAGTAGATAGAGTCGGAAGAATTGCACCATGCCAAAATCGTCTTTCTTTTCCTCTGGAATGTAGTTGTAGTCCCCAGCTAAAATCATGCGTTGCGCGGTCTGGCTGGCTGTTCGATCAAACGCCAGCAGAGTTGTCTTGGCAGCAACCAACAGCCGGGGCTGCAACAACATCAAGCCGTCATCTGTGCCACCACCGGCAAAATGATAAGTGGTGATCTGAGGGTTGGGATCAAGCCAGCCAGCGCGGTCTAACTGCGACATGGGGATAAACCAGCAAGGGGGTTGACCGCCCTCGCCTCTGAGCGTCTGGATTCGGGGATACTGAGCGTCTAGGTCAGAGTAGCTATCGTCCATGTAGGGGTCATCTTCGGGGATCGCTAATGGCGCAGGTTCAGCGGCGATCGTCGTGTCTTCGGTGACGACTTCGACAGTTGGTTCTTCGGTGGTTGGTCTGGTGACTTTTTTGGTGGTCATAATTTTGGTGGATAAATTGGTTCTTGGATATGAATGGTTGGTCGCCAGCGGTGGCGATTCCTGGGGCTAGAAAATAGCCTCCAGCTCTGGGGCGGCTTGTCGAGCATTCCATTCTTCAGCCGCGACGTTAGCGGCTTGGTAGGCTGATCGAAAGTTCCTACCGTTGTACTGACAACCCTTTTCAGTTTCCCAGACGGTATCGCCAATAGTCCGGCCATTCACCAGCACGTCCCAGGCTCTGAGTCTGCAATTGGCGAAAGTCTCCAATGGCTCGATAGTCACCCCGTCAGTCAACGAGCAGTCGAATGTGAAGCAGTTGCCGAAGCGAGTAATGATGTCTCCGTGGTGCAGCTCGGGTTCAGCGATTACCACGTCGTCTGCGGACAGCAAGAAGTTTTGGTAAAGACCTGAGCCGGGAATGTTCATGCCGCAGAGTAGAATCACGTTGCCATTGTCGTAATTGATGCGACCCATAACCCGCAGTGTCGCGTAGCCAGGGCGATAGATGATGTCAAAGATTAGGGCTTGGAGGTTGGGGGTGTCCCATGTTTTCGGCGGACGGTTGGTTTGCGAGGTGGTTTGCTGGGGCATAATAGGAATAATTCTTGGTGAGTAACTAGGGGTTGGTGAAAGCGATCGTTGTTTTTCGAGGACAGGCGATCGCTTTTGCTGTAATGGGCGAATTTCAACCTAAACATCCATTAAGCAATCGTTGCGATCACGCAACCACTGCTCAAAACTAGACTCGTTATCCTCGTAACCATCAGGGATTGCGAATTCTGTAGGCTCATTATCACTATCAAAAGTAATATCATCAAAGCTGTTGCCATCAATTTTGATTCCATGCTCAGGATTGATGCGGTTCATTTCGGAATTGATTTCAGCGATTAAGTTAGTCATTTTATTTTTTCGGTTATTTGAGTGGTGGGAAAGGCTTTAACTCTTTCCCTCATATAACTATTATATCACGCAAATTGGATACTTGTACGTGATTTATATCACACACCTGAAGTTTTTAAGTGTTTAGTTTTTGGCTGCATCAGCGAATTCCACCCGCATCTTCTTGCCAGTTTTAGCTGTGGCGCGAACAGGCTCTAGCTCGCCGTCTTCGCCAGCCATAAAAGCATTTAGACGATAGAGTTCGCGCTTCAGCGGCTCGGCGATTTCGGCAGGAATCTCACAGCCCTCAGCGGGATTGTTCAGAAGTTCGCAGATGAACCAAACGCGCTGACCGAGCTTGTCAAAGTAGGTGCGCTGATGGATGACTTGAGCGACACGGTTGGCAGAGAATGCGGTGATATCAAACATCGTCGGCTGGTCGGCTGCTGCCGGAGTAGCAGATTTGGCGCGGCGCATATCAGTGATGAGGCGCTGGACTTGAGGCAAGCGCAAGTCGTGGTCAACGATAAGTTTGATGATGGCGTTCAGTTCGTCCACAGAGCAGGGGTTCTTCTCGCAGAACTTTCCAACCTCATAGCCCAAAGAAACAACATGAGGCATGTGAAGGTGCAGCATCCAGTCGGTGTTGCGAAGGTGGCGCAGAGAATAATAGTTGATAGCCATCGTTGGGGTTATGGTCAGGCGATCGGCTGCTGCGGCCTTGGTCATGCCCTGCTTCTCCACCAAGAATTCCATGCAAGCGCAGTACTCGATCGGCTGATAGGGGATGCGATTAGAGTTGGAGGCCATTGCTAGTATACGGGCTTCATCTTCGGTGCCCTGCTGAACACGACAGAGGATTTTGTCATAGTTGAGCTGCTTGGCGGCGGCGAGGCGGTGATGCCCAGAGATGAGCCAGTACAGGCCGTCTGCGTCTTGCCAAACATCCAAGGGATCGAGAATGTCTTTGTTCCAATTGGCAACCAGCCAGTCTACTTTCTCTTGACTGAACTCTTCAGCACGGAACTGGAAGCGAGAAAGGTCGATATTGATAGCGGAGATTTCGATATTGATGGAGCGAGCCATGATAATTCTTGGTGAGTAACTAAGGGTGAATAGATAGGCGATCGTTGTTTTTCGAGGACAGGCGATCGCCTGAGAGTAGAGATGCTTGGTTTACGCTAAGCCAATTTGAGAGACTGGCTGAAGCTCTGGCTGAGAAGCAGCGGCTCTTAGTTTTTGCAGAGTCGCTGGCAGACCGGCGGCGGTCTTAGTCAAGAGCATGGTGGCCACGATCAAACCGACGAATAGAACTCGCAGGAATGCTCCCGCGAAGGTCAAGAGAACGACGGCTACAGCAGCTCCAGAGAAAGAAGTTTTGACAGCGAATTCTTCTTGAGCCACGGGAGTCACAAGAAGTTTGGCAGCCACTTTGACAGTCTTTTTGGGTAGCTCCTCATAATAGGCGGCTAAGGCAGCGCGAGCAGCGGTGGTGGAAGGATACTTTTTGACTGGCAACTGGAACTCGTTGATGTGGCTCCAGATTTCGTTGCGAGTCAGAGTTGCGATAGCTTGAATGTTCATGATACTTAAAGTTTAAATGAGTGAATAATTGGCGAAGGCGAGGATTGGAGAGGGTTCTATGCCTTCCGCTTATACAACTATTATATCACGCAAATTGAGCTATTGTGCGTGATTTATATCACACACGCAAAGTTTTTTAACTTGCAAACTCGACCAGAATCCTCTTGACGCAATCTTCGCCAGGGTAATTCGACATGATGATTGCCCAGGCTAAATTGCTCATCAGCACTCCCTTGAAAGTGGCTCCCCGGATATCTGGATAATCTTCATGGCATCTCACAGCAGATTCCTTAAGTAGTTCGTAAGTAGACTGCTCAAGCCAAGCGTATGCACAGTCCCTGTCCCTGGGATATGAAATTAAAAATGGTTCGATCGACTGACACTTATTTTCAGTAATGCCACCCTTTGCAAATTTGATCACCAAGGAGCCAAATAACTCATAAGCGCTAACTCCGTCGCCATCAGATGTCTTTAGAAATCGGGATTTGGCAGCGAGTAATTCCCTCAACTCGATCGGCACCCGCACACTTTTATACTCCAGGTCTTTCCTTGGCCGACCCAGAGGCCGAGAACCTTTTGGTGGGCGAGATTTGTTAATTAGTGGTACTGTCTTTTTCTGATTATTAGTGGGCATGACGTATGAAGAAAGTAGTTGCTGATGGCAAATGGGAGATTGAAACTTGGGCGATCGAGAAGGCTCAAGAAAAAGCCTGGAAGGACAACCCCAAGCAGATTGCCTCAAATGAGCTGTCCAATCTGCGGCGGCTAATTGCCACGTTTGGGATGGTGCTGCCAATCATATACAACAAGCAAGTTGATAGTTTGGTGGGTGGGCACCAGCGACTGAAGGCAGCGGCGTTAGAAGGGCTAATCGAAGTCCCTGTAAAAGTCGTAGACCTGTCGCTCGAAGACCATCGCCGCTTGGCTTTGGCTCTGAGTAAAATTGAAGGTGACTGGGATTACGAGAAGCTAGCATCTTATATCGAGGAGTTGGCGGGGCACGAAGCCCAGGCTTTGACTGGCTTTGACGAAACCGAGCTGGTGTCAATCTTTGCCAATTACGAAGAATCGGGCGAAGGCGAGCCGAACTTTGATTCATTTGTTGAGATGGGTAACAGTGCTGTTCAGAGTCAGCTCGTACCCTTCCGATCGCCTAAGGTTGAATTCGTTTGCACCCGCGACCAATACAACGCATTACTGGTACGCATACAAAAAGAAGTCGGCACCAATGACCGCGATTGCAGTGACCGGTTCTTTCAAATGATTGAAGTCGCCTAGTTCCTCATTACCATTATACCCCTGCCCGTATGGATAGCAAAGTCGCCTTATTACTGATTGCTGACGACAGCCAGCTCATCCCCCAAATGGTGCGCTCTGGAGAAAAGGGCGGGGTTTTGATGGGTAATGCCGTCGCCACCAAGATGAAGGTGACGATCGAGCGGGATATGTCTGGGTGGAAGATGCCCGGAACTAATTCGATTGGTCAAGGTATTGGTCAAGGTATTGGGCAGGGAATTCTCACTTCCATCACCAGAGTCTTAGCCGGAGGAGCTGGCGCGATCGGAGGACTACTCGGCGACTCTCTGAAGGTTGGGGGCGACTTTCAGAAAACAGAAGTAGCCTTTACCACGTTCCTTGGTTCTGCCAAGGATGCCAAGAAGTTGCTAGGCGAAATTCAGCAATTTGCGGCTAAGACTCCTTTTGAGCTGCCGGAAGTAACTGGCTCTGCTCGATCGCTCATGGCCTATGGCATCGCCTCCAAGGATGTGATTAGCACCCTGAAAATGGTGGGCGATGTGGCGGCGGGAACCGGCCAGCCACTCGAAGACATGGCGCAAATCTTTGGCAAGGTGCGGTCTAACGGGCGGATGATGAGCCGTGAGCTACACGAGTTCACTAACCGAGGAGTGCCGCTGATTGCTGAATTGGCCAAGCAATTCGGATTATCAGAAGGCGAAATCCACAAACTCGTTGAAACTGGCGCGGTGGGATTCCCTGAGCTAGAAAAAGCCTTCAAAGCCATTACTGGCGAGGGTGGTAGATTTTTTAACTTGATGGAGGCACAGTCAGCCACCATCCCCGGCAAGATTTCCAACATCAATGACCAATTCACTTTGATGAAAATCAAGGTGTTTGAAGCATTCAAGCCAGCCACCAATACGATTGTTGATATTCTGGGCAGCTCCTTAATCGCGCTGCAAAATAATGATGTGCTTTTTGATAAGTTGACTGCCCAGGCTCAAGCATTCTCAGACGAACTCAGTAAAAACCCAGCCGTGGCCGAGGGGATCAATAAGGCGATCGCCGACCTGACTGAGCAGAGTTTTAAGGCGCTGCTTGAATCCGCTGAAGGACTCACCAACTACCTGAAGGAAAACCCCAACGCAATTGCCGATGCTGCTGCCAACCTGCAAATGTTCCTGGGCGTTATGGGTAAGGTGGTGGAATCGGTAGGCATGGCGATCGATGGCTGGACAAAACTAGCGGCGTTGATTGAGGGCGTGGATGCTCATTCGGCTCGGGGGACTCTGACCCCAGCCGACCAGAAAGAGGTTGATCGAAGAATGGCCGCAATGGGCAAAACTCAGACTGGAATAAACGTCTCGAACAAAGGAGTAGAGTTCGGAGAATTTTATAACACTCCAAAAGGACTGGAGTCCAAGCAAGATGCCTATGTACGCCACGCTGCTGACGTTCGAGCAGAGCGAAACAAAAAGATTAACCCCGACTATGAAGATCATTCTGATGTGACTTTGAAGCGAGGCATTGATGCGGAGGTTGAGCGGCGGATGGCCGCAATGGGCAAGACCCAGACAGGGTTAGAATTCGATAGCAAGAAGGGATTCCGATTCGGCGAATTCTACAAGACCGCCCAAGGCACAGAAACAAAGCAGGAAGCTGAATCGCGTATCCGCTCTCAGGTAGAAGGCGAATTTAGCGACAGGAAATTCGCCTATGAGTCTCGGTTGAAAACGGCTGCTGACAAAAAGAAAACCGATGCGGCTGCTGCGAATAAGAAGCCTGAGATATATGGCCCACCCGCGCCAGTTAAACCCCCAGACTCAAAAGAAGACGAGGAGCTGAGGCACCGCCAGCAGAAAGAGATTCGAGCTGCTCAAGCTGAATATAAAAAAGACCGGCTAAAGCGCCAGCGAGATAAATTCTCTGCTGGTTCCGTCGAGCGCATTGGCCTTGACGAGCAAATCGAAGTTGGCGACATTCGGGAAAAGCACTCGGAGAAGATCGTTAAGCTGCGCGAGGATTTAGCCAAATACGAGAAGGCTGCTCAGCTCAAGATCAAGAAAGGTGAGAAGGGCGGCGTAGATTATGGCGCGGCAATTGCCCGTACTCGCCAACTCCTTACTCTGGAGCAGCGCAACCTAAATGAAGAGATCGCTGCCAGTGGCGAGAAATATCGAGATCAACGCAGGGAAGCATCACGCGAAGCGCTTAAAGTTAACAGTAGAAATCGGGAAGCGCTGCGTGTTGCTCAGGTATCTGCTGGCACCACCAAATTAGTTAGTCAGGCTGACGCAGCGGTGCAGGGTAGCCAGCGCCAACAGGCAATCCAGTACTCAATCTCCACAAAGAATGTGAATGAAAAGTACGACGCTGGCCGATTTGAACAACAGCAAAGGCTGCTCGAATTACAGCAAAAGCAAGCCGACAAACTGCGATCAGGAGAAAGAGGCGGGGTTGACTACAATGCTGCGATTGCTGGGCAGCGAGAAATCATGCGGCTTTCTGAGCAGCAGCGGCGAGATGAGTTGGCTGGTGTTGCGGCCAAGCGGCGACTAGAATTACAGGCCATCGAAGATCGCCAACTCATGGAGAGACGTGGTGCAACCCGACAGACCGAGCGCCAAGTAACGGGTGCCAACCAATCGGTGTCTCAGGCTGGCTATCAACTGCAAGAGACTCAAACAAGCGACAGCCGTGCTAGGCGCAATTTGGAGTACACCCGCAACCAAGAAGCTATCAATAACAAATTTGATGAGCAGCGCAAGACCAACCTCCAGGCAATTGAGGATGCCAAATTAGCTCAAGAACAGCAAGTCCGCAGTGGTGATACTGGAGGCATTGATTATGATGCTCAAATAAATGGCCTTGCAATGGTCATCAACAAAAACGAGGAGCTGCGGCAATCTGAACTCCAACTCCTTGCCGTGCAGAAAATACAGGCTGATACTGTTGCAGAAAGAGAAGCCGCTGATCGGCGGCGCACAGCAACTAGAAGTCGCCGCGATGAACTGGCTGCCAGTCAAACCAGCAAGCGGACTACTGAATTAGAAGGTCGGAAGGTTGGAGTGACCGATCCGATTGTCATTGCGGCGATCGACAAGGAAAAAGCCGAAATTGAGAATGAGGCCAACAAGGTCAGAGAGCTTAACGCCCTGAACGATGCTCTTGCAGACTTGAAAACTCAGCAGCTCCGCAAAGCTGAAAATGCCAAAATCGGTATTAGTGACCCAGCCTTGGAGTCGATCGACTTCGAGAAAGAAAGAGAAGCTATTTTGCAGCGACGCAAGGATGTCCTGGCTCGCGCCGAAAGCCAGAAGAATACTATTGCTGGCACCTTCCAGGAAACGACCAACACTACTAATCGGGAAGAGAGAATTGCCGCAGACGAAAAAGCTCGAGTTTTGAGAAATGAGTCAATCAGGACTCAGATTGCTGAGACTTCAGACGAGAGAGTCAAGGTGGCGCTCCAATTTGAGATTGATCGATCTGATTTAGTTGCCCAGGCAGAGGCCGCAAAACGCGATCTCGAGAAAATTCTAAGGGGCTTGAATAAACGCCAGTCGGAGCTGGCAGACAAAGGGATCGTCGATCCTCAGCTAGACAAGCTCATCAAGGATACCGACAAAATGTTGGTGACAGTGAGCGAGAATCAAAGAGCTGCTGAGAACCAGTTGGGCAGACAGGCTGCGCTGAATCTAGCCGTAGCTCAGACTACTGAGTATCGAAAAAAGGTTGACCAGATATCACTGCTGTACACTCCAGGCGTAGATTTGGCCGAGGCTCAGAGCCAGAAATTTACCCAAGAAGGCGAATTCGCCAAAGCCGCCGTGCCGGGTCGAGCTGCGGCTGTAGGCCGAGAGCAGCTTAGATACAACGACCAGACATCGAGCTTTGCCGATTCTGTGGCTGCTCGGAGAGCAAAAGGCGAGGTGATCGATGAGAGCCAAGTTCAGGCGACCGTCGATGTGATGGAGCGGTTACACAATTTCAACTTGGAGAATATTGCCACCCAGTTCGACGTGATGGCAAAGTCTATTAATTCAGCCAACCTCCAGCTCAGAGAAATGAGCCAGAGCCAGACGGGAGATTTCCTGACAGACTTGGTTTCTGGTACCAAGTCTTTTGACGACATCTGGAAGTCAACAGTTAACAACGTGATTCAGGGCATTATCAGAATCGCTGTCCAGAAGCAAATCTCAAAGCTCTTCGATGGCGAAGGAGCCAAAGGCTCTGGAGATGGAATTCTTGGCCAAGCCGTGGGCTTCCTCGGCAAGATATTCAACTTCAATGACGGCGGCGTAATTGGCGGCGGCTCGCCTCAGCCAGATCTCACCAGGGGGAGTGGACCGATCGCCGAAGCCGCCAGAAAAGAGGGTAATGGCCATCAGCTAATCATGGGCAAGATTGGTGAGCGAGTGCTGAACCTGCAAGAGACGGCGGAGTATCACCGCATACACCCGAAAGGTATCTTGCAGAACTTTGAGCGAGGCGGCATGATTGGCGGCGCAGCCAATAGCGGCATCGCTTCTGGCAGTCTTACTGGCTCAGGCTTAAGTCTGGGCGATATGAACGTGAACGTTAAGAGCGAAGGTCGCTCTCAACCAGAGGCCAGCAACCAACTTGGCTCAAAGCTAAATCAAGTAATTCGGGCTGCCATCGCCGAAGAAACAAGAGCCGGTGGAATTCTAGCCAAGTTTCGTTGAGAATATGATAAAAAGCTTAAATTGAGCAGGGGTAAATACCTAAAATGCCTATGATTGTAGTATCCAAATTCAAGTCACCACTATGAACCCCATTGATCCGAGAGAACTTGCCGCATGTCTCCGGCGATTGGCTGGGACTATTGCTATGATTGAATCCGTCTTCCCTTCGGTGAGAAACAGTGGACATCGATCAAGTCAAGTTACAGGAAATTTACTCCACTCTTACTCAGTGTCAATCTCTGCTGACCCGCAGCGAATCCCAGGTAGTAGATCTGGAAAAGCGTATTCGGGAATTAGAGCAAGAAGGCGTGAGATTGGATGGCAAAATCCAACAGATTTATGATGCTCGGAAAGATTCGGTGCAGCGATTTGACAAATACCAATCAGTGGTCAGCAACGTCCAGACCTTAATGGAATGGAAGATTGCTAACGATGCCCGCATGGACAAAATTGCCACAAGTCTTTGGGGCGCAGTAGTTACCGGAATTGTCAGCTTCATTGGATTAACTGTGATGTTTTATCTCAACAGCACGTCTAAGCCGGTAAAGGCGATCGAGCAGCCTGAAAACCACAAGCCCAAGACAGTAGCATCAGATACTATCAAGCCAAATATTCGGTAAATCAGAATGCTGGACAAATTTTGGCTGAAGTTTGGGGAAACTCAAAAAATAGGTATGACCAATCTGGGTGCGTATGTAGGCTTTGTGGTTAGCGTCTTAGGGGTAATGACCAACAGGCATCTATTGCCAGCGGTAACGGCAGACTGGTTGGAGGTAGGCACCGCAATCTCAATCGGCTTGATTGGGCTGGCCGGTGGCCGATCGTCAGACCTGAAGGGCAAACAGGGCGACTAGCCCATTGGGTCGTTGGCCTCCAGCCAAGTAACTGCTTCTTGCTGCATAGCCTCATCCCCCTTCAGCGCCCAAACCATGTACTTAGCCGCCTTAGTCAAATCATAGGGCGGCTTTTTGCGTCTCCATTGCAGCTCAAGCTGTTTTCGCTTGGCTATAGTTTCAGCGAGTAATTCCACTGTCAGAGGACGTTTTGGCGGAGCTGGTGGCTTCTGCTCTAATTCGAGGGGTAACTGCTCTGACTCGAGAGGCGACTGCTCCAAAGCGTCTCCTGGTTTCTCGGGTTCGCTATCCGCCCAAACATCATCGGTGAAGCATTGTTGACAAATCTGGCTGTTTTCCACCTCATTGCGGACTTCAGGAGCAGATTCCGCAATGAGGTAATTTTGAGCAGATTTGTCAACAGCGCGAGAAGACGATCGACCACCCATGCTGCCAATTCGCTGCATCTTTGCCAAGATATCGGCCTTTTCTGGTTGGCTGGCCACAAACTCTTGAGCCGTAATCTCCGGCGCTGAAGCTTGTATCACTTTTGCTTCATTTGCTTCATTTGCTTCAGAGGCTTGCATCAATTGTGGCTGAGACACCAGCGCCGCCGCTGCCATCAACCGATTCAACCCCTGGTGTGTCTCTGCTTCAGTTGGCTGATCTGACCTGGGCAACAGCGCCCCGGGAGGTAAATAGGATTGACCACGCTGCTGGTACTGATCAGCATTCTGGACTTCGCGGGCAACCTCTCGCTGGAACCTTGCCCATAGCTGCCGAGAGTTGAATCGAAGCTGTTTAGCAGCCTCGGCGGTATTCGCGGCGGGTGATTTGGTGCTGTCAAATAGCTGAGTCGATACCCAGTTTGAGAAAGCCGGGTTTATCACCCCCGGCTGGACTTCCCAATCAAATAAGTTTTCCCAACCAATCGGGTGCCCATTGCGCCATGCCTCCCAGTACCGATCGGCCTTGGGGTTATCCCCGGCCAGCAGCCCTTTAATCACCGAGTTGGTGTAGTCCAAGGGCGATTTGCACCAGTCTTGATTGCGGGCGTACTGCGCCACTTGGCCTTGAAACTCAATAGCAAAATCCTTGCTTGCCCAAAGCCCTAAAGCGATGCCCTGCTGTATCCAGGTAGATTGTCCCCTGACCCGTCCAGCAGGGCTTTCTACCCACGCCTGACTGCCATCCGGTGCCGTTGCGCGGACTAAGCCCATAGATGCGGCTTGCTGAGGCGTTATGATGCTCATTTTTTCGGCGGCGGAAGATCTGTCCCCACTAATATCCCGAATCTTTTCCGAAGGTTGTATAAGTCCTGGCTGCGTAGTCTGAGATTCTGGTATTTGTATCTCTACCTTTATCTCTTTCCTTCCCAATCTCTCCACTTCTTCCCGGAGGGGTAGGGGAGGGTTTTTTTTATTAATAGGATCTTTAAAAGGATTCTTATATGTAAGCTCATTTTGAGCTACCCCTAGTTCATCCTGAGCTACCCCCCGTTCAAAATGGAGGTGGGAACTTTGCGCCATCCTAGCGTTTTCGGGCAGATCTGCGGCCACACTTTGAGCGGCTAAAAAGGCGGTCACTTTCTGCCAATTGACCCGGTACTCATAGACCGTATAACTGAAGAATTTGGTTAGGTAGACCGGGCGCGATCGAACTTGAATTGCATCTTCAACCTTCTGGTTGATCTGCTGAATGAATCTTTTGACTGAGCTAACTGAATAGTCGATCGCCTCGGCTATTTGCTGCTGAGTCAGAAACACCCACTCAGGATCTTGAGCCTTGTCCTTTTTGGTGAGCTGCACCATCCAATTGTGCAGATAGGCTAAAAGATGGTTCTCGCCCCGCCCAAAAAGTCCGCATAACTCTGGGTAGGCTTTGATGGTGTAAGCCGGTTGCCAAGTGATATCAATCATCTGTTCTCCTGTGGAGCCAGATTAGTGGTTTTACCGATTGCCGAAGAAAGAGCGAACTGTTAGTCTTGAAGGTGATTAATACATGGACTTAGTTTTTTGTTCGCCTCTTTCTTCGGGAATGGCTTCAGCACTAACTGAGTCCATTTCCTTGTATATATGTAAGTTGACGATCCTTATCATAGCTATACATGGAAATTTTACAAGAGCTAAATGTCGCTACTCGATCGGCCATACAAGAACAGGCGATCGGCAACTATCCCGAAGAAAGTTGTGGCATCGTAGTTGACGATCAGGTGATCCCTTTTAGGAACTTGGCCGAAGATCCTACTCGTGACTTTATTCTTGACCCAGCAGCTTGGGCGAAGTACGAAAAAGTAGACTGCATCTGGCATTCGCATACCAACGATACCGATTTATCTTTTGCTGACATTCGATCAGCCAAACAGCTTAGAGTGCCTATATATTTATTTAGCCTACCCACCGGCAAGGAATATTTTTACAATCCCCTAGTTACTCCACCACTATTGGGACGACAGTTTGTGTACTGGGCTGCGGACTGTTGGTCGCTAGTTCAAGACTGGTACAAGATAAATCGAGAAGTTGAGTTACCTGATCACCCAAGAGAGCTGAAAAACGCTGATGAGCTTTACGATTGGGACACACCCGGTTGGGACATCTACCGAGAGATGCTACCGATCGCCTTTGATCGCTATCCGGCTGATACACCGATCGAGCGTGGTGATTTGGTGCTATCCACTATCCGCTGGCAGTCACCACCGGAAGCACCCAACACTCCGAATCATGTAGCAATCGTTGATGATGCGGAGAAGTCGGAAATACTGCAACATCTATTCGGACGGCTTTCTGAGCGCAGTGTTTATGGTGCTGAAGGACGAAGGGCGACTGAATCAATCTGGAAGTTTCGTAACTAGAAAATCTACGCGCGTAGATTTTTGGGAGTAATTATGTTGGTAAATGTCAGGTTAGTTGGTGATATGGCCGAGGCTTTTGGAGCCAATCACCTGTTTGAAGTTAGCTCTGCTCGCGAAGTTTTCTCGGCTCTCGCCGCCAACTTTGCCGACTTCAGAGCATATCTATTGGGGTCTGAAGACCGAGGCGTAGAGTATCGAGTGTTGGTTGATGAAGTACCGCTCGACCTTGATGAATTGAAACGCGCTGCTGCTCCAACTGCTTTGGTGGTGGCTCCGATCGCTATTGGCTCTGGTGGCGCGGGCAAAATCATTGCTGGCATTGGGCTATTAATCTTAAGCGCTTTCGTGCCATTTTCGATCGGCTTGCTTGGAGCGGGAGTAATTAGTTCGGCATCGATCGGGTTGGGGTTGTTGTTATCTGGAGCCAGTCAGTTGTTGTCAGAAGGCAGCAAGAAGGATAGCAACAATCCCAGCGGTACAGCTATCGGTGGGAATGGCACCATCACTGATGGCGAAGTAATCCCGATTTGTTATGGGAGAGTATTCGTTAAGGGGCGAGTGATATCTGCTGGCACTACAGTAAATAAGAGGTAACGATGCGACCAGTAATGCAGACTAAATTCCCAATTCGCGGCAATTGCTGGAGAGCGGCGATCGCCAGCCTACTTGAAATTGATATTGATTCCATGCCAGCCTTTGAGGATGCTGGCCATCGAATGTTTGTTGATACCCGTACTTGGGCTACAGAGCAAGGCTACAGCGTATTCACATACGATGCCGACAATCCCCCGGCCTCTTACGCGATCGCCTTCGGCCAGTCCCTGCGCCGATCTGACAGCGATCATGCGATTGTCGTAGAAGATGGCGTGATGGTGCATGACCCGCACCCGTCTAGTGAGGGGCTGCTCGAAGTCAAGGGCTACTGGGTGATTTTCCGAGATGAAGAATCTCCGCAAGTCGAAAATCTTCCGGCTGTGGCCTAGTTTGTGGTGTAGATAGGGTAGACCCTTAACTTTATCGCTATGTTGATAGCCTCAATCTTAATCGCCCTAACTCCAGTTACAGAAACCGTCCAGCTCGACACCGGCACGATCGTCCTCAGCGGCCAAATCGATAAAGTAGTCAATCGCTACTGTGAGTTATCGCCCACTAATACGGCGATCGAGCTACAGCAAAAGATCAAGCCAGGAATTAACAGCATCCTAGAAGTGAGTCGCATGACCAACCGAGCGCTGGCTGAACAGGGCAGCATCACCTTGAAAGAAGAAAATCGCCGATATATTGCTGACACGGTGCAGGTGGGCAGAATTATTCGGAGTCGAGCAGCGTTGAAATGCCCTGACATTTAGACTGGTTAAACCATACCTAATTCCTTAGAGGAGTTAGCTGCGCCCAGAAGTGATCACTTCTGGGCTTCTTGCTGCAAATTGAATGATTCTTGGTATGATGTTTTTGCGGGGGAAGTCTAAGGCTTTTCACAGGTTCGATCCCTGGCCTCTGTTTGATATCGATTTTGATATCCCAACACAAACTTAAATAATGAATACAATCAAAGCCCTTGCCTGTAGACGTACAGAATTAGCAAGGGCTTTGACTTCACCGATTTGAATATTTGCCGTGAGACATACCAAGATTTAAAAACAAATCGGTGATAGTATCTTAGCCGGTAGATGCGATTCCTGGTGCAAAACCCTTCGATGTAGTGACGGAGGGTTTTGCATTTGGCATCTTTAATTAAGAGGCTAAATTGAGCTCAGTTAAGGGAATAGATTTCACCAAAATACTGCATTGGTTGGTAGCCGACAGAGGCGCGATCGTTATCCCTGATAGCGACCTAAGATCAGGCTGCGGCACGATCATGTATCAGATGACCCATAGACAAATATTTACCGACCCTGGTCTGCTAGCGATTTCGGCCTGTAGGCACATGTCAAAGAAGCCTACAGCGATAAGCTCTGCTATTGATAGTTGGCGAATCCACGGAGCGGGCTGGTTGGATTTTGTTGACCGACTAACTTATGAAAGTGAGACAGGTAGAAAGTCTTCTCTTGATGACCCGTTTGTTGCAGGGTGGGTTCTCGCGGCCAATATACCGAAATATAAAATGTCTGAGGGCAGCAGAGAATTGTTTCAGGGAATCATGGATTTAGTTCTACCAGAAGAAACTTGTATTTGCACTTTTCGGGGGGTGCCGATCGCCCATAAAGGTATTGTGCAATTCACAGCTACAGTTGCTTTGATGATGTTTTCACCACAAAGTAGGGGCATGGAATTCCCGATTGTCCCTGGCGACCAGTGCTAGCAGCAAAGAACTTTTCTTAACTACAATAGAAGGGTTCTTTGTTGGCAGAAATATGGTCAAGCAATTTGCGAAACAATTGGAAATCGGCGAAGCTTTTGAAAAGGTTCTAGACGCTCACTTTGCCTCCGAATATCAAATATCTAAGGCCACACTGATCGAGCAAAGAACAGGAATTGACAGGTGGTTTGAATCAGAAGACGGCGGAAGAATATCAGTTGAATACAAGTCTGATTCGAGAGCTGCCGATACTGGTAACGCTTTTGTTGAGATAGTTTCTGTCAGTACTAGAAATATTGCTGGCTGGGCTTACACGAGTCATGCCAATACACTTATTTATTATTTGCCGCAGCCGAGAATTTGCTACCACATTGGCTTCGATATATTGCGACAGGAATTAGACGGTTGGCGAGTCAAATACCCAGCTCGAAATGTTAGGAACTCCGACTATTTCACAACAGGACTGCTAGTCCCTATCGGCGAACTAGCAGTCCTGGCTTTCGATATTTCGCAAGTCACTCCAGATAGTTGCGAATTATTAGCTCCTTGACCTTGCCCCGACTTTCGCCGCTGGCTCCGATCGACCGCTGAACATCGATAGAAATAATATCCAGCACTCTGAAACTGCTCTCGTCATACAACGAATGATACTGCGGCTCATCATGCCCTGAAAGCATCCACTGCACTCCCTTTGTGTCAAGCCGCTTTAATTCTTCGACTAGTTGCAGTTGCTGTTCTTCGGTAAATTTCTCGGCAGAATAGCTGGTGAAGCCCCCTTTTTTGAGAGGGACATACGGTGGATCAGCATAAACGAAATCGCCTTTTTCACAGTTGGTTAGAGCGCTCAAGTAATTGCTGCAACTTATAGATGCTTGAGCCTTCATAAGCACCTTGGAGGTGCCTAACAGACTAGGTAGACTAGGGTGCGTTGTCTTCCCCCAGGGGGCATTGAATTCACCGCTTTGATTCATTCGACACAAGCCATTAAAACCAAGCCGGTTGAGTAGAATGAAACGCGCTGCTCGCTCAACCTCGGAATACGCCGAAATGTCGCCACGATCCCATTCTCTCAGCTTCTCGAAAGATTTCCTTGACCACGGGAGGTTTAGAGCATTTTGTAGTTTTAACTCAGTAGTTAAGCCTTCGGGATTATTCATGACTTGGAGCCAGCAATTAATTAATTCAGGATTTGAATCATTCAAAAATACTTTATGCTCCAAGTTATCGAGTCCTTCCACCGCGCTAAATGCCCGAAAGAATACAGACCCAGCACCCAGAAATGGTTCGTAATAAGAGCCAAATTTAGACGGCATCAAAGAAATTAACTTTTCAGAAATGTCTCGTTTGCCGCCAGCCCATTTGAGAAAGGATTTAGCCATGTCTGCTCCAGACGATCGTAATCAGCCATAACCCTAAGCTGTAGTAGTTGGTGCCATTGATCGTGCAAGAAGAACAGCCAAGATAGCGACATCGACGGTCACTATTAATCAAAACATCAATCATTGGAATCCTCTTCTGGGTGCAGCCAGTTTAAGTAAGCAGCTATCCGATCGCAGTGGCAAGGCAGTGGGGCGCACCAACAGAGCAGTGTGACTGGCTCTTGCTTCAGGTGCTTCTCGGTCAGTGCCCCAAGCTCGACCATGAATGAGTCCCGCGATGGTCTAGGAGTTGAGGACACAATCAGTATCCGCTGTCCCGGCTTCTGCCGAGCCTTGACCCTTTCGACAGCTTCGACTGGCTCGAAGCCCTCGTTAGCGATGAGATGCAGGTAGAGGCCATAGGCTGTTACAGCATCAGCTCTACCAGCGGTATCGTTTTTGGCCATCAGGACAAAGGGATTCCTTAGGGCTGACAGTTGATCGCATCGAAAGCCATCAGTGGTATTCCGCAGGTTGGCGACTGTAATCACTATGCGAATGTCTCCCGAGCAGCCATGCAAGTAATGCCGCTTTCAACCAATTTGGCTTTGTCCACCATAAGCAGGACTGAACACGGATATCTATCATCAGCCGCTCCTACCGGAACGCTTTGGAATAGGCAAGGGTAAGACTGACCAGCGATCAACTTGTCAATCAATCTGTCAATCAAATGCCTGACTTCTTCACTAAAGAATATTCGTCTCAACTCGGCAGTTTTGTACCAGTTGAACACGAACAACTCGCCAGGATTAACCCTTACTCCTGTGGCTGCTTCGTAAGCGTCACGGTCAATCAGACCCATGAAACCTTCGCCAATTTCGAGCCAGCGACGAACGCCTAATGCGACAGTGTTTGCCTGTCGAGCAATTTGTGTTGCTGAATCAATATTAAGCAGCTCTTTGTCTTCGGTGAGCTGCTGATAGCTGGCTCGGAAACAAACTTCAGTAGAGCCGATTTGTGGGATTTCTGGAATTATTAATACTCCCTCCCCGGCTATTAGCCAATCGATTAAGTCTAGGTGCTTCTCTTGAAACTTTGACTGCCCATAGCTAGGGTCTTGTTGTTTGCGTCTTCGTGATTCGCCCATTTTATTGTTAATTGAAATTAAGTGAACATTGGTTGCATCGATAGCGCTTGTGGCTAGGATGGCTAACTTCTCGGCGGTGAAAGTCGGGGGAGCCACAACCGGGGCAGCGCCGTGAACTATCACCAGGAAAGGGCGGGTGCAATAGCGATTTGTCAGAGCAAGGAAGTTTTGCCTGCTTGCTCTTTAGATTCCGCAGTCCCGCACCGGCTTGAAATCTAAGATGGCTCAAAGTTTTAATTGATAAAAGTGGGCTAATTTTCCCGGAAAAGCTCAGGACATTTCTCGGGAGTTATGACCCCAGTTGTTTTCTTGCGCTTGACCCACGCAATCAGCTTGGTGCGATCGGTTGGTATCTGACCCAAGTTGAAATACATGTTGCGCCAAAGATACTTTCTCAGTCGCTCGCAGTCAGATAGCCGCGAGTCTTGGAGTGTGGTGGCGTATGAATTGGCTCGCAGCCAAGCATCAACAGCCGCCATGTAAGGGATAGGTCTGGCCACAGCTACACCATCCCCGCCGTTCTGAAATCTGGCAGCGGATCTCGCTCCAGGTTTGCCCACAGGTGCAGGCAGTTTGGGTGCAGGCTAAAGTGTTCATCGACTGGTGGGAAGACGTGCAGAGCCTTCAGATGCGGCGGGAACATAGCCGTTCTCAGCCAGACTGTCTGCTCGTAGGTGGGGATGGACTCACGAAAACTAAAGCTGACGTGATACCAGACTTCGCCTTCGTAGGTGGCGATCGAGGCAATGATCAACATGCCTTTGCAAATGCCCGATTTGACCCGATAATTGCGGCGCAGCTCTTCCCAATTCGCCCTGTCTACGGGTTGCAGAAAAAAGGCTCTAGCCTTTGGCTCATCAGGCCAGGGCAAAGCGATTTGATGGCATTTGATGGTGTTTTTGGTTTCAACCCGGTTTTTGTCGGCGGCATTTAACGCCTCAATTATTTGGCTAGAAGTAATCATTTAGAGTCCGAGATGACGAGTAGTTTGAATAAATAAAGTGGTGCCGACATCCTTGATATCGGAGGGCGACAAATCAGTACTGCCTAAATACTCCGTAGCCTTTTGGTAGCAGCTCGCGTAGAGCCTTGCCATTGAGTCGATGTAGTTAGCAGTTTCGTCACTCTGACCGCTTTCTGGCTGCGGCTCTGGTTCAACAGTGAAACCCATTTGTCGTGCCTCTGCTGCACGAGTTTCGGCAGTTTCTACCAACGAAGCCTTGCCCTTCGAGTCAATGGCGATCGTCACCCGCTCACCATTGGCGCGGTTCATTACCTCTGGATCTCCGACAGGCCGCCAGATGGCGACGACTTTCCCTTCCGAAGTCCGGCAGTCTAATACTGACTTTTCGCCGTATCTAGTGTTTACGTTGCGAGGGCTGCCCGCAACTTTGGCTGTGACTACTTTCATTTAAACTCCTGCGGGTAGCAAGGACAAGAATTCGCTGGCATCAGGCGCGAGGGCAGCCCTAGTCAGACTCTCGAACTCATCGGCGGACAAAGAAGCAATCGTGGCGGAATATTCAAACATTGAGTAAATCATGGTAATTTTTGGTGAGTAACTAGGGGTGGGTGAGTGCGATCGTTGCTTTTCGAGGACAGGCGATTGCTTTTCCTTATACAACTATTATATCACGCAAATTGCATATATGTACGTGATTTATATCACGCACATAAAGTTTTCAAGTGTCTCACAACTAGCTGATATAGCTACCAACAGACATCTGCTCACCCGAGAAGTCCTCTGTCAGTTTGAGATAGAATGCCGCTTCAGCGAACAGCAGCGCCATATAAAAGTCGTCCAAATTATTCTTGCCTCGGTGCCAAGCCCCACCCTGATCGCGCCAGGGACCTGTAAGGTGCAAAATTGGTGATTTCTCCGACGGATTAGAAAGCCATTGCTGCCAACTATCAGGCACCCGGTAGCAAACCTCGCCATCCCAAGCCGGGTTGACGAAGCCCTCAAAGACACTGAGCATAAACTTATCGTTACGCAGCGCCCAGCAAGGAATCTCCAGCCCCCCATCAGTGACCACGGTGTATTTGATGGTGTGCTTCGCCCCGGCCACTTGGTCGCCCATTTGAAGGCATGTGTCAGCGCACAAGCCCATAACAGTTTCTCGGCTTGGCTCGTTGTCCACCAGCCCATAATCTACATACCACTGCTCAAGCAAGAACGGCACGTTTGCTCTGACCACCGCCTCGGCAAACACGACATTTCTGATAGTTTTCTCAGCGATTTGAGCCACCGACATAGTTGCTCGATCGGGAGGCAAATAGTAATCAGTGAAGGTGAGCCAGTCTTCTTGGCGACCCATATCCATGCCCGCAATGCGGTAGTCGCGCTCAACATTCGGTGGCACTGTCGCCCCAATTCGATCGCGGATCATCGCATAGCTGAGATGCAGAATTTCGGTGACGCTGTAGTGACCTAATACCTGTTGCTGCCAGTTAGGAGGGTTGCTAGTGTTGAGGCCGCGCCGAATAATATCTACAGCAATTTCGGCGGACAGCCCTTCGCGGGTCAGTGGCGACATGTGAATGCCGACTTTGTAGGACTGAGTTGGTCGCCCAGACTCCAGGCCATCCAAGAAGTCGCGCATGTAAACGCCAGTGCGAATGCAGCGATAGCGACTCTGTTCCAGGCGCGTGTCGTCATCAATCTCTGCGCCGCATTTCTTACAGCCGATATAGGCCGATTTGACTGGCTCCTTTGGGTCTGTATGCCACCATTCGATCGGTCGCCCACTGCCAGAGAGATACGTTTTCTCCTTTTTACCCAGTAAGTTGACTTGCTCAACCTCTTTCAATACGCAACCTTTTGGGTCAAGGGGGATATTCTCGCCGCAGCTCGGACAGTCGCAGTGCGGGTAAAAGTAATAATCGCAGTCCTCCATATCTGACTCGATGCCCAGGCCGCCGCCTGGAGTCCCTAAGTCTCTGCGTGGTCTGGTGGGGACGATCGAGTTAGACAGACGATCTAAGCAAACATCGGCTGCTCCAGGCGCGTATTGGCTGCGTTCTTCCATAATGGCAAAGTCAGCGGGGAAGGAAGAAGCAGCAGCAGCAGCAGCGGCCATCCCTCCTTCAGCGCGACTCATTTTAGAGGTAGAAACGAATGTGAAAATCGCATTCACACCATCAATTTGAAAACGAGTGTTTATGGACCGATCGCCACTTCTTCTGAATTGATAGCCAGCTTCTCTCATGCTGGAAATCCACGCTTCAGCCGGTGGCCTGAATTGCATAGGAGCGTACTGATCTAGCGATGTTCGAGAATCGTAGAACCAAGCACCATTCAATTTTCCGAAGACCACACCATCAATCATTAAGAAAGTATGGCCTAGGGTTTTCCCACTTGAGCACAGCCAGTAGTCAAAACCCATCGCAGCCTCAAGTCTCCAAGGCATTCCAAGTATTCCGAATAGTGTGGCCGCAGAATTAGCGGCGTACCTTTTTCGGTAACAGCGTATTTTTTAACCCGTTTTAGAAACCCTCTACCACCAGTCAAAAACGCGCTCTCTAGAAATTTCTCTCTCTGTTTCTGGCGCTTCCCTAAGTAGATTCCCGGCGATTTATCAACCTGCTCGTTCAGCCGCTTCTTGATTTGTCGAAGGTTGGTCGGAGGCATTCTATGTGCGCCAGTTGCGCCCTTTTATCGTTTGCATGATTTCGATTTCGGTAGCCGCTACGTCGATCTCGCGGCCATCTTTGAGAATTATAGTGGTGCCGATCGGCTCTCCGCCAATTTGCAGCAGTGAGTAGAGAGGCCGAAACCCTTTGATGTCTTTGAGGCGCACCCTGGCGTTACCGTCGTCTGCCGCGAGCTGGAAATACGCCGACATCAGTTCATCGACTTGTTGATAGTAATCGGTTCATTGTTCACCGTGTTGCCAGAGATGTTCGCGTACAGCTCCAGCAGCGCCGATAAATCTGCTGGGATTTTCATGTGCTTAGCCAACTGTCGGGTCAGTTGGATCATCCTAGTGATTAATGCCATGAGCTGATTGTGTTCAAAGAATTCCACATCGTCAGCTTTCTTGATAGCCGACAAGCCACTGGCCACGGATGATTGTACCTGCGTGTCAAGAGCGGCCAAAGCGGTTAGTATGCTCTGGACTTGAACTACAAGCTGCGGAGCGGTGACACTGATAGCCGACAACCTAACTTCAACCGCTGGCTGTGATTCTTCGTCTAGCCCCAGGAATCTAATCACGTCCCAGGTATCGTCTGCTGTAAAACTCATGTCTCGGCTCCGGTTGCAACTACTAAATCATCCTCGGCGGGTAAAGTATCGTCGATACTCTCGCCGTCGTCCTCAGCCTCTGGCAGCTCAGGCAAAGGTGCTGGTGCGCCAAATTCATTGGCAATCTCCATCAGCTCTTCCTCAACATCTAACGATGAGGGAAGGATTCTCGCCTCTTGAATCAACTCCAAGAATGATCGGCGGCTCAAATCTCCAGCGGCTCGAATTGCCATCAATCGATCGACAGTAGAGCTGTTGATAGCCGCCCTCATCGCCCCTTCATCAATCACAATCCCGGCTTCGTAATCTTGGCCACTGTAAATCTGCCAGTACTCAAAGATTCTGGTTGCCAAGGATTCCTTGGCAACCACCATCCCGGACAGAGATGCTGACAAAGGCGCAGCCGTATGAACAACCTCGGTGGCTGTCTTTGCTACATCTCCTAGTGTCAGAAAGTCGAGAGTTTTCTGAGTCATCGCCGCCTCTAAGTCGGCGATATCCTGCATGGTTAGCGCGAGAGCAGCGCCGGTCGGCTCCACGTAGCGAGCGTCCACATTCCATAAAACGGTACTTGGTCCGATCGAGATACTAGGCTGATCCTTCGGAGGATCACCGGGCTTAACGTTTTTACCTGTGGCTCCAGTGAGTGTGCCGCCCTTGCGATTTATTTCCAGTAGCGGGATATTGCACTTGTGCATCACCTCGTCCTTCTCAGACATTTTTTGATAGTGCCGAAGATTCAGTTCCGCCAAATCCAGGAATGGTGGCTTGTCTTCGCCGAACACGCTGCTGGCACCGATGGCGATCGAGTAAGGAATCAGAGTAACGACTGGCGCAGTTGATACCCAAGTTTGTTCGAGTATTAGTTCCTCCACCGTGTCGCTGACTTTGACGACCTTGTATAACTCGCCGCCACCGGGATAAAGTACCCGATATCGCTCGACTAAGCCAATCCCGTAGCGACCAACTCTTTCGTAACTGACCTCTCTCAATGTGACCAGCTCAATCGACTGACCGCCGTCGCTGCCAACCTGCCAATTAACCAGTTGGCGAGCATCGTATAGCACTAGCGATGGGCGAAGATTTAGCTGCTGTTCTTCGGCGTAGGTCAGCTCACTCCCGTCTGGCTTGATTGGGCGTGGTGGAAAATCCACTAGGATATAGCAGGTACCATCGCGCAAGGCTTTGATGTCAGCCTGCACCAAAAAACGAGCCAAAGAATTTCCGCGCCGATCAACGTCTTCCTCGAAACACTCTTTCTCGTTTTCTGGCATGTTGTCTGAAGTTATGGCAAACCGAGATAGTATCCCGGCGAAAGCATCGATCGCGTTCCCGAACTTGCGATGAAAAGAACTGCGCCGAATTCGATTGAGGTAATTCGCGTCCTTTTCATCAGGTTCTTGCGGGAGGTACAGCCGCGATTTGTAGTCTATTGTGCTGGTGACAGCATTGTTGCTGTCGTTGAGCCAAGCCCTTCGACCTTTGTACATGTCTTCCACAAAACCCCAATCGTCGCTCATCGCCTTGTACATCGGACAACGGTAAGAGGGTAGTGTAGGATCGTCGATCGGAATAGCCATAACAGAGGTTCTATGTTTAGAGGTAGATATTATCGTTTCCTGTCGCCCGATGCTGGAGATGAAGGCACTAGTGCTGGCGCAAGTGGTGCTGCTGCTACAGACGATGGCGGTGATTTAGCTCGAACCCTGGCGACTCTTTCCAAGGAAAGAGGCCAGCGGGAGGCAGCCGAAAAAGCATCGAGAGCGGCTGCCGATTCGCTCGCTGCTGCATCTGCTCGGGAAGCAGAGCTGCAAAAACAATTAGAACAATTCAAGGGAGTTGATCCGGCCAAGTTTCAGGAGCTGCTCGACAAGCAGACCAAGGCTGATCAAGATGCGCTGAAGAACGCTCAACAGTGGGACGTTCTAGAAAAGAATCTCACCATTCAAGTTAATACCGAGAAAGCAGCAGCAGCAGCTTTGCGTGAAGAAAATGCCAATCTATTTGTGTCACTGCAATTGGGGCAAGCATTCCGCGCCGCTGGCGGAATCGAAGACGTGCAGCCTGTTGATGGGGCGGAAGCGATTCAGCCGATCGACCTGATAAAAAGCTATTTAGGCGGGCGCTTGAAGCGAGAAGGCGACCAACTGACACTGCTTGATGCAGTTGGCAAGCCAGAGAAGAACGCTGATGGCAAGCCCAAGTCACTTGGTGAGAAAATGATCGAGCTAAAAAAGGGATCGCTAGGTAACCTCTTTAGAGCCGAATCCACGGCCTCTGGTGGTGGCGCTCAAACTAGCATGGTGATGGCCGATGGTCGTCAAAAGATTGTTTACACCCGCGCTCAAACAATGAATGGCACTGCTGACATGGCCAAGATCGCTAGTGGCGAAGCGGTAGTTATCGACTAACAAAATCTACGCGCGTAGATTTTTCGGCACCTAATTTGAGGTCAATATGGGTAAAGGCGGTGGGGGAAACGAAAGACCGGACTCGATTATTACCGACTCCTCGATCAAATTGATCGACATGCTGTGCGAGGGACCGATCGGCGGGTTGGTGGCTGGAGCGAAATCCATTTACCTGAATAAAACGCCCATCCAAAATAGCGATAACAGCTATAACTTTCAGGCTCAAGGTAGCAGCAGCTACACAATCGGAGCTACTTCCATCCCTGGCCTTTTCAGCTTTGGGGCTGCCCCAGGCACCAACACCCAAAGTTATATCCCTGGATTTGACGGGGTGTTCTCCGAGGTCAGCGTCGGAGCCGAAGTGAAAGCTAGTACCGGAGCAGTCACTCGCACTGTGACGACCCCTGGCTTAAATGCCGTTGTCGTGACCTTAACTATTCCTCGATTAGTTTCCTACGACGGAGAAGGGAACAGTGGGACAGCGACCCTAAAAGCCAAGATTTACCTCAAGCTGGGCGCGGGACTTTTTGTCCTCCAGCACGATATTGTCCAAGAGGACAAGAGCAGCAATGGATTCGAGATTCAGCGCACAATCTTGATTCCGTCTGGAACAGCATCCTTTCAGCTCAGGGTCGAAAGGGCAGAGCCTGACAGCACCAGCGACAAATATACAAACGCCTTTGCCTGGAAAAGCTACACCGAGGTTATTTACAAGAAATACAATTACCCCAACTCCGCTCTAGTAGCGATGGAGATAAACTCCAAAGTGCTGCCCGGAAACGTTACTGAGCGGCGGTATGAAATCTATGGGCTGCAAGTCAGAATTCCCACAAATGCGACTGTTCAGCCCGACGGAAGCTTGGTTTACAGCGGAAGCTGGAACGGCGCTTTTTCGACCCCAACTTGGTGTGCTGACCCGGCCTGGTGCCTCTACGACCTGCTGTCAAACAGTCGCTATGGCGCGGCGATACCAAGTATTGTTCTGGCTCGAACAAAATGGGACTACTACACGGCAAGTCAATGGTGCAACGCCCAGGTGCCGAATGGAGTTGGCGGGCTTGAGCCAAGGTTCTTGCTGAATGTGGCGATCGAGCAAGAAGTCAAAGCTTACGATTTAATCACTCAGCTTGCTGGAGTCTTCGGCGGCATCTTTTTCGTCTTAGGCGGCGGGCTAGCTCTAGCCACCGACAGACCGCTTACGCCAGTGGCTATGCTGACTAATGAAAATTGTTCTTTCAACTACCAAAACACAGCTTTACGCAATCGCCACACATTGGCTTTAGTGCGCTGGCAGAACCCCGAACTAGTCGGGGACAGCGATTTAGAAGTGGTGGAAGACCAGGAAGGCGTAGCTCTTTACGGGGTTCGCGAGACGACGATTACAGCGATCGGCTGTAATCGTCGCAGTCAAGCCCGACGATTCGGACTGTGGTATCTGCTGACCAGTCGCCTTCAAGCAGATACTTTGGTAGCAAAATCTAATCTTTCGGTGGCAAGAATCAAGCCGGGAGAAGTTGTATATGTAGCGGATCGCAACAAACGCCAATACAAAATGGGTCGGCTCAAAAGCTCTACTGCAACTGTGTTAACCCTAGATCAACCCGTTGCTTTGCCAAGCACCCAAATATGGAAAATCTATTATTTATTGCCGAGCGGTCAGAGTACCAGCTCAATCCTTCAAGCAAACACCGCAAGTCAGCCGACCGTAACGGCAGTTACCGCTATTGCCACCCCCCCAGTAGCGGGGTCAATCTGGGTGATTCAGCCCAGCACTGACCCCGACCCTCCGCAGTACCAAGTGTTAGCCGCAGTGCCGACAGAGGACGGAGAATGGGAGCTGACGATGTTTAGATTTAGCCAGACCAAGTGGAGTCTCATCGATCAGATGACAACTCTCGACACCATCACGCCAGTTAATGTGGTGCCAATCGTCCCCAACCCTCCGCGCAATTTAGTGGCCTGGGCAGAATCGACAAGTACCATCTCTACTGGCCTGATCAGCGATCGGTTGGGGATTGCCTGGGACTATCCAATACAGTTGCCCAGCAATGCCCCCGACCCATATACCACAGGGTATGAGGTTGGGTATCGACTAGCCAGTAGCAGTAACTTCACTCTGGTCAATACCTCTAATCGGTCAATCGAGATAGACGGTCTGCCAGCAGGGTATTATTTTGTGCAGGTAAAAGCAATTAACAACCAAGGCCGTAAAAGCGTAGAGATTTCTGCGACTGATACTGTGCCTATCAATGTAATGGTTAATGCTCAAACTCAGTACAGCAGCGTAAACTCAGCAGTATTCTTGGCGGCCATAGCATGAACAATTTAACGATTAGAGACGGGGCTGCTCAAACAAAATATGCCGCAACCGCGAAAGGCGACGGATCAGCGGCTGATCCGTTTTACCTCTCGGCGATCACCCCCGTTGACTACCCCCCGAACTCGCCAATAAGCGTGACCGTCCTTACCACTAGCACCGTGATTTTAGTAAGCAATGCCAACCGCAGAGGGGCATTGATTCAAAACAGGGGAACAGTGAATCTTGACTTATTCTTCGATGGCTCAGGGGCTTTTGGAGTGGGCTTTTTGCTGGAGCCAGGTGATAGCTATGAAATAAACTCCACCAATTTGCACACCAGCCAGATTTCAGCAGTAGCCCAGACAGGCTCTGGACTCGTTGTGGTAGCTGAGGGCGTATAGTGGCAATCCTTCTTTTGCCGGACTCAGCAAAAATCACCAAGCGCCAGAAGTGCGCCGTGAAAGTAATAGATGTAAGCAGCTATTCGCTTCGATCTAGCCATGCGCCTCTTGCTGAGGTCAGCGTAGAGATAGACATCTTGGAGCAGTCTAAGATCGATACCCTGATTGCTCAAATAGAAACGGCTCGCGGCGAAGGATTTCTGGAGTTACCGTACCTCAGCTCTGGAGAGCGGTATTTGGTGCAGGAATATAAATCTGCTCCCTTGCTGCATGGAGTCTACAGCAACCTGTCGCTTACCATGATTCAGCAGAGGCTAGGAATCGTGCCAGAGGACGACTCACTGTTTCGATGCCCGCAAGTGCCTCTCTACGAATCTGCCGAAACCAACTCTTTTCGCAACTTCGCCCAACAATTTAACGGTGGGTTTCAAGCGACAAAAGCAAAAGGGGCAAGGTCTAAAGAGCAGTACTGGGACGTAGTTTTTCACCTGAGTCCTGCGGAGGCCGCGCTGCTTGACCAGCAGCTTGTAGCCAGAAGAGGGATTTACCCGTTCAACTGGTCGCCGATCGGCGATCAGTTGAGTAATGAGACTTGGCTATGCAGCGAGTGGCAAATAGAATATTTCGTTTATGGACTATATATCTTCAGCGCTAAATTCTTGCGACAAGAATTTAGCGCTGTAGTGATCCCGCCGCAGCAATTCTGCGACCCCTACTGGAATAACGTTCTGGCCTTACTGCCACTGAAAACGTCCGTTATAGAGGTCAAGAATGGGTTAGCTATTACCAATAACACAACTACAGTAGATTCAACATCATTAGATCCTTTTGGTAATCCTGGTGTTTTGAATATTGATCATAACCAGGGGTTTTGTTTAGCATCTCCTAGTGGTCTACCTGGAGATTATAAAATTGAATTATGGTTTATTCCGTTGGGTGGATTAAATCCTGAAAATACAGGTGGTGACGGAAGAAGACTTGGAATGATTCTAGTTGATACATCTAGTCCTTTGGCTTATCAGAATTTTAATTTATACTATAAAAATAATGGTGCAGTTGAAGGAGGTATAAACAGCACTACTGCTTTTTACCTAAACCCTGGAACGGTAACTATTGGAAGCTGGAATTATG